CTTCGCTCGGTTGGTCGACGATGGTTACATCTTCGCTCGACGCTTCATCCCGAAGCTCGGACCAGATGGTTTTTGCGAATCTTAGCGACTCGCTACGTGAGAGACGAACTGCATCCCGCAGGCGTCGCTCCACTTCTCGAATGGATGTCGGTCGCTCGTGCTTCGACTTCATCGATTGCACTTCCGCTGCCGGATCCTTTAGATTTGCTGTGAGTTCTTTTGCTTTGCTGGCAAATGCATCGATGATGGCGTCGATGTGTCCTCGACCGAGACCAGCATCGAGAGCGGCCATCATGCCAGCACAGAGGCGATCATAGAGTGCCTCGATACCTTCATGGACCATCTCCGCCGCAAGGTCACCGTAGACACGCTCGACGAAAGTTGCCACGTCTTCACCTGGTGCGACAGGGATAATCATCTCTTCTTCTTCCATGCCATCCTCCATGTCGCCATACATGTCCTTTAGACTTTTGACCATATTCATCGGTTCAGCTGGTGTCGGTGTGAGCGATGCCTCACCGATCGGCCAGCGTGTGATTTCGTAGCGGCCATCAGCCATCTTCTTGCGCTCGACCATGTGACCCGTGGCGCCGCTGGAATATCCAAGCTTGCCAGACTTCGCGAGTTCCTGGATCATCTTCTGATACTGGTCAGCCATCTCGACCTGGCTCTCATACCAGAGACCCTTGTCGTCCATGGTGATGTAGCCGGTTCCGATGCGTGACTTTCCTACAGTCTTATCCTGGCCGTGATGGTAGTAGAGGTTCATCGGCACACGCTCACCAGACTTCATCGGTCGACCGAAGTCAGTGCTCGCTGTGAAGTAGTCGCCCTCGAGGTCAGCGCCACCGAAGCGCACCAGGTAACCACGCACACGACCGCTGTCATCTGCCTTGATCGCATCGCCAAAGGACACCATAGTCTGCATCATAACTCCTTGACCGGCACGACCACGGCCTGTGGTCCCCACTCCGCGTTCGGTACTACTTTACCGAATGCACTGAGAGGTGTGCCTGTCTCCCACAAACGATATCGTGAAGGTCCTAAGACCTGCCGACGCTCCGCTTCACTCAACATCCGGAACTGTTCCTCTTTGGTCGGAAGTTCTTCCGGTTCATCGAAACTGCCTGGCGGCAGTCCTGCGAGTTCACTGTATGTCGGGCAGATTGGAATGACCGTACATCTACAGTTTGGATGCGAAGGTACAACATCTGCAACTGGATTCGGATCTCCGTGCAGTGACCAGCACACAGGGCACACGTTAACATCACCCGCTGAGATGCGACGCCACCCACGAACGATCGACAGATTCGCCTCGAAGGTCTGTCGCTGTGCTTCGCGGTTCGCTCGAATCATCTCTGTACGTGCGATCGTAGCAGCTCGTGAAGGCGCGAGAGTTTCGTACGTCCGCGCCATGCGTCGTGCGACCTGAAGTGGATTGAGACCCTGCGCGATGCCGATCGTGACGTGGTCCAGTGCGAAAGGTCCTATCGCCTCGAACAGTGCGCCGAGCGGTGAGCCGTCAGCGGCGAAGCCGACCACGTTCGTTATCGCTTCGACAGGGAGCCGATTCCACATCAGATCAGCGGTAAGCGACACCGACGAAGGAACACCCGCGACTGCTCGCACAAGATCCTCCTGTATGTCCAGTGACAGCTGTATGGCGCGTCGTTGTCCGCCTGTTGCGATGTCGGTCGCTTGTGGCGCCCATCGTGCGACTTCATCGGCCATCTGCACATTGAGCGCCTCGAGGCGGAGCATGTACTCGGAGAGGCCAGTGATGTCCTCACCTGCTGCCTGTGCCTCCTCGATGGCGGCTGTCACCGCTTCGAGGCGCTGGAGGTTGTCAGCCTGGAGAACACCGTACGTCCTGCTCATCTCAGCGAGAGCAGCGTTCTCACGGTATCGAAGTTTATTCCGATACGACTCATTGACTTGATAGATATCAGGCATCGTTGTCAGTCAACTCGTAGCCATAGTATGGATGGTACGACTTCCCGTTCTCCTTCGGTGCCATGCGCTTAAGGATCTCTTTGCGCGCAGCTGTGGACCATCTGTATCCAGCATCGCCACCCCATGCAGCCCATGCCACACGACCAGCGGACGGATAACCATCCTCACCTGGTCGGAAACCTTCGGCCTGCTTGTCTACTTCGTGACGCCTGAAAAACGAATACATACGAAGGACAGTCGACTCGGACAACTTCTCACCACTGATGATCTGGTTTGCTCTGGCCCATGCCACGGCTGTCCCGCCATCACGACCAGCATCACGCCACTCGATGGCGCGCTGTGCTTCCTCCTTCATCTCTTTGGAGGGAAAGAACTTCAGTCCTGGCTCAGATGCATCGTCGAATGCCTTCGTCTCTTCCTGGCGCACTGTAACAGGCAACAGGCCGAGGTGCTGGATAGAGTTGAGACCAACAGCCTGGAGTGCAGCCTCTGGCTCGAAGCCAGCACGAATCAAAGCACCGGCAGCGCCGACCAGCTTCGCAGTTTCATCGGCAGTTCGAGCTGTCGAGACAGGCGCAGCATCAGGGACCAGAAGTTCCTGCGCGCCGATCTGCACAGGGACAGCAGTCGGATGGTAATAACCTTCGTCATCATCCGAAGGTGTCACACCAGCGACACGCTTCGCGGTTGCGAGGTCCACGATGCCACTCTTGTAGAGTCGCTCCGCTCTCTCAGCGTCCTCATTGAGGTCAGCTTGAAGCGCCGGAACGTTGCTCACGTCGAACTCGAGGTAGTCGCCAGGCTGCGTTTCTGCGTAGTCCGGCAGCAGTGCGATGGTGAGCGCTTCGGACATCTGGCGCATGAGCGGGATCATGCCATCAGTCCAAGCAGATCGCGTTGCTTGCTCGAGGTTCGAGTATGTTGCGCGCTCGAGGCCGCTGCCGAGTTGCAGGACCAAAGGATTGAGTCCGAGAGCTGCACACACGCGCTCTTCCGGTTTGCGGCGAATCTCATCGAATGCCATCTCACTCGGTTTGTGGCTGACCTGCTCGACCTTGAACGGGCCGGTCATCACCAGGACACTTCCAGCGTTATCGCCGGTGAAGTCCTGTTGTAGTTTCCGCTTCGTCTGTCTGGCATCGTCTTCGCTTAGGTCTTCGACACCGCCCTTGTAGTCTGGTCCGACCATAATCGATGGCATGCCACCGTTGCGGACCATCCCGAATGCGGCGCTCGCAGCGACGTTGTCGGTGGCGATCTCACGAAGGACCGAAGTGACAGGAGAGCGCCCGAAGCGACTGTCCTGCGGATCTCGACCATACCGAATGTGAATCAAGTCCTCGAGCGCGATGTCGTACGAAGTGCCATCGACCGTGTACTGGTATTTGACCAGTGGATTGACCTTGTTACCGACTGGACGCATCATGTCAGCCGCTAGGTATTGCAGACCGACGACACGACCAGACACGCGCACCTTCCTGAAATAGGCGTTTCCGAGCAGCTGGTAGTCTGGAAGAATCCACGACCACACGAGCGAAGGTGGCACATTGGGTGTTGGCTGCGCGAGCAGCTGCAAGATCGGGTGATCGGCGACTGTCTCGACCTGTCCATCAGGCATCGGTCGACGTACAACAGGAACACCCTGGCTCCAGTTCCGGATGTACCAGTCCATGCCGATCGCGACGATGCTGTTCAGCATCAAGTCGCCAGCCTGGTTCCTCCAGTTGAAACTCGAGCCTGGAAGGTTACGTGTCAGCAGGGACCAAAAGTCGCCGTTACCTGTGCCAGTGAAATAGGACGTCTGTCGCTGGATCAGCGGCGGCGGAAGCAGCGCGGACGGTGATGCGGTTGCTTTTCCGAGAAGTTTGTCAAAGAGTCCCATATGACTATTGTGTTCCTATCATGTGCTAGACTGCACCCCACCCACCGCCACGGCCCACGAGCTCGTCGTACGCATCGGTGAGAGCATCGACGATGTCGTCATTCTTCCCCAGGGGAAACACTCGCATCTCATCGAGCAGTGTACGGTTCCAGTCAGCTGCGACCATGTAGACATTGCCGCCAGCGACCTGCGACGCGAACGGTTCAGCCCGCACATCCTTCGAGCCGGTCACCGGCAGGACTGTCACAGCACTACCATGCAGCAGCCGGAGCATGTGCATCGCTTGACTCTTGCCAGCCTGACCAGGGTCCTGCGGTAGTCGAATCCTGATGCCACGGCCATCGAGAGCAGCTGTCTGCTTTATAACTTTATCGCGCTGGTCGGTGTCATACTGGCCACGCACGACATCGAGGATCCAGATGCGGCCATCCGTGTCACGTCCCATTTTGACACCGACGGTATAGTCACCACTTCCAGCTGTCGCTGCAAGGTCCCAGGCGCGGGACATCTTCGCGATGTTCGGCGTCGCATGCTCGATGGTGATCCGGTCCGACTTGAAGAAACTTCCCTCGCGAGGTGTTGGATGTTGCTGGTAGAGAGCAGACCACCCATAGTCGCCACTGTTGGCAACCATGACCTCCTTGATGCGTCCGAGTTCCTTGACGTCGTATCTCTCTGGCCACAAAGCTTCGCCAGGCATTCGACCGATCTGGTCCTTCTCCTCCGCGATGGCTGGAAGGTTAAGGACCGTCCATCGATGAGGTTCCGAACTGATTGCGCGAGCGGTGATGTCGTCGTGATGCCACCTGGTCGAGACGATGATGAGAGCGCCCTTCGGTTCGAGCCTCGTGTACAGGTCGTCCGTGTACCAGTCCCATGCTTTGTCACGATACAGCGCGGACTCAGCATCCTCGCGACTCCTGATCGGGTCATCGATAATGATGCGCTTGAAGCCGACACCAGTTGGAGGTGAGCCGACTCCACGCGCCATAAAAGTTCCCCCCTCCGGTAAGCTCCACTCATCCTGTGCGGCGTTGTCCTTCGCAAGCTTTGTCCTGGACGAAACGATCTGTCTGGACTTCCTCGAGAAGCGCCTCGCGATGCGCTCATTGTAGCCAGTGACCAACACGTTCGCGGACGGGTCCCGCTCGATGCAATAGGCTCCATAGCGGACCGTGACTGTCTCTGTTTTGCCATGGCGTGGCGGCATGTGGATCGCGAGTCTATCGATCTCACCACGCTCCACAGCGTCAAGGTGTGAAGCGATGGCGATGAGATGCCGAGCCGTAAACGACCAGCCATTCGGGAGAGTCTCTCGAAGGTAGTCGAGATAACAGAGAGCCGTCTGTGCGCTAGTCTTCGTTTGGGCCTTCGCTGGCTGCGGACAGAAGTTGAACCGAGAAAGTTGCAATCTTCTCGTAGAGAGCTGCAATCTGCGCGGCGCTTTGTCCATTGATGTACCTCTCGCTT